CTACCTTATAGCAGGTTTAGGTGCCCGCTCGAGTACTACTTGCAGCGCTTAGTACCAGTTACACGACGTAACTTAGGTGTTAAGGCAGGTCGCACCCTGGCGTCTGCCCTAAAACCAGTATATTTTTCGATATATTGGTACATAGGAACAGACTCCAGTGCACGATCTTGCCAAACATCTAAAAGTTGCTTAGTTAACCGGGCCTGAGCTAGCGAGATAGACCGAGCTCTTCTAAGGCTAAAGATAGCTTCTCCAACATAGTATTTCGAAATACCTAATTCAAAGATATCAACGTCTTCGTCACTAACCAATCGGTTAACGGCGTCAACGCTGAGTCTAAGAAGGGTATTCGCAACACTAATAACGGGGAGCGTCTCACGTCTTAGAGCTTGGTATAACTGGACATTCAAGCTTGGGAGATGTTTAAGAGCCTGGTTGTCCATAGTTGTAACTATGGCATCCCGGTTCTCAAACAATCTCTCAACATCCGACACCGCTATCTTTAACTTCATCTCTTTGATAAAATCAACGAGGAGATTTAACATCTCGGGAGTCGAAATAAACTCCCATAAAGGAAAAGTTCTATGGAAGTATTCCATGACGGACACTCGTAATGAGTGACCGGCATTGATACGGTCATAGGATATAGAGTTCTCATCAGTAACCTTACTGATGAAGTTCCCTATATAGTGGTAAACCATATACAGTTTGATTATCCGTTCTGCTTGTGCAGGACGTTTAAAGAAACTGAATGTGGCTCGGATCAAGTCTGGGTGCTCAGAGATAGGCAAGTTCCATCCGTGAGTAGCCTGGTTTCGAAGAAACTCATGAAGAAGTGAATACTTCTTCCAAGTTTCCAAGAAACCCCCGATACTAAAACCTGATACCTCAGTACCCGAAATGACAATTCTTTTGGCAAACTCTAGCATCTTTTCAGAAACTAGGGTCTTTTCATCAGAGATTGGCATATCGAGCTGAGAGCATAAGATTTTATATTGAAGGGCTACCTCACGATTGGCTATAACTAAATCATCACCTAATAGGCAATAATCGGGGAAATAACACCCAGGTTTTACAACCTTGGCGTTAATCGCCGATAATTGCACCATTACGTGATGGCTTAGAGCCATCGCGGCCCAAGAGGAGTATGCTCCCATCGGCTGTCCCGCCCGATAATAAATCGGATGGTCACAGTCTTTGTTCACAAAGGCTTCTCCTACTAGCAGGCGTTTCCATGCTAAAGCATGCTCCCTCCCGATCAAGTTAGTTAAAACACTAACTTGAAAGTCAACAGGCATTCTGTCTGTTGCTGCGGAGAGATCATAACAATAGTATGGACCGGTAGAAGGTAAGGAAGATTGAAAGTCATCCTGATTAAAGGTAAAATCAGACGGTATATTTCGCAATATACCCATTAAAGCATCGTGAAGAGGCTTTAATGCTGTCTGAGTCCAATAATCAAGAATGGCAATCACTCTTGTCTTACCCTCCTTATCACTAAAGTAACTAAGCTTACGAGAATACTTTTCAGCCTTTGAGTGGATTAATCTCCAGATCTCCATCATCGAGTATCCTAAACCGGTACTCTGAAAAGGCTTAGTCATAGCTACTTGAAGCGCTAACCCACCCAAAAGGATAATATCTTCCTTTTGTTGAGGTGTTATAGCGTCCAAGTCAGTTAAGGCTGAAGCCAAAGCAGGACCGTTAGGACCA